CTTCATTTTGTTTCTTTAAATCCATCTTTAAGTGACCAGCATCTTTTGCCGCTTTAAGTACAGATGTACGATCTCCATAACTTCCATTAAACACATCTTTAGTTAGATGTGGTTTGTATAGATTATGATGTTGTGGTTTGATGTGTTTCAATAAAGCAGCACCAGCTGGATGCAAAGTGTCTTCAACCTCATCTAAAGATTCAACTTCTTCATTCTTTTGGCCAGCCATCATTGCTTTTCTCTTAGCAACTAGATCAGCAGCACTAACTTTTCTTGCACCTTTTATAATTGGATTGCCTTCTTTGTCTTTTGGTAATGACGCAAGATGTAACTTTGCAGCCATTGTGCTGTGACCTGGAACAACTGTACTAGGATCAGTTTTAACTGCACCCACAGTATGATCTTTTGGAGGTTCGACCATGTTATCGTCATCTGGCTGCTTACCATATTTGCCCAGCTTGCCTGTAATCTTTCTACCTTGGCCAACATCAGTTGATTTAGGTCTAAAGTCTGCAACTTTACCTCTGTACTTTGCAGATGATTTATAATTGGGCTCAGCTGCTTCCGCCACACCTTGCTCACCAATCTTGTCACCAGGAACATTGCCTTTCATTCGAATAACACTTTTAGCACCGTGTCCGGCTGCAATACGCTTGGCATCGGCATCGTCTTTGGCAACAAACCTCTTTACTTGTCCGTTTCGATGCATCATTTCGTATTTTTTTGTTGTGCCTTCTGCTTCAGCTTCTTTAACATTTACAGGATATGATTTACCTTGGAAATTAAAATGTGATTTACCAGCTTTATGTGCAGCGTGTGCAGCCATACGAAGACCACTTTCTCCAATTTCATCTTCGTCCATGACTTTTTTGACTGCTTCTTCTAATGATACTGGTATCATTTCTTTACCGAATTTCTGAAACATTTTTTATACTCCTTAGTATTTTAACAATTCCATTTTCTGAGTGCTAGTGCTTTACGAGTTGGTTCACCATTTGGTTTCTTCATTGCTCCTGGCATTCCACCCATTCTAGCACAAAATGATTTTCTGCGTTTGGCAGCTTTGCTTCCTTTCTTTAATTTAGATGGTGGTGTTGTTACCGCCATGCTTAATTTTGAACCCGGATTCTCTCTTCGGTAAGATGCAATACCTTTACGATTTAAACCACCCTTTGGATCTTTGCCTTCTTTTCTTCTCCAAGCAGCAGTTTCATCGACATATTCTTCTTTAATGAATTCTTTGAAACTTTTCATTTTTTTCTCTTTTTAATTGTTATGCCTGCCATTCCATATTTATCTAAAGGCGTAACTAGAGGTTCTGTATTGGTTGAACCACCTAAAGTTCCACCCACACCCATGTCTGAACTTGGACTATCAATCGCTTCTTTTCTAAATTTTTTAAATTGTTTTTGTTCTCTATATGTAACATCACCGAGACCAGACATTGGATAAACTGTTCCCTGTTGTCTTGTGTCGTATTCTTGGCCAATAGTTGCAATATTTCTCAGTCTTGCATTTTGAGTTGGCGAATCTTTAAATCCTTTTGCTTTTAACTTTGCAATTTTATCCTTATCCATATTGAAATTTGGTTCTTTTGGTGCAGGATTTACTTTTAATTTTGGCTTTGATTCATTATATGCTCTGAACGTATAACTCGAATTGCTTTTTACATCACCATCTCTAACATCATCGATTTTTCCAGCTTTCATAGCAAGTTGCATATATGGACTATTATTTTCTTTTAAACTTTGTTTTAATTTATCGGAAAAATTGCTTTCGTGAGTATCAAGAAATTCATTATTTTTTTGATAAATTTCACTAATGCTTTCTTCGATCATTTCTATTTCAACACTATTATCAAAAACATAAAAATTCTCAAATTGATTTTCAAATTGCTTCATGTTTTTTTGACAAATATTCCATTTGTCTTTTCTGACAGATTCCGAAACCATACGCTTTAAATTAAGATTTCGTTCTTTACTAATTTCATTGCTTGTGTGTACAAAAATCATCATTGTATCGTAGCCAATAGCTTCTAAGTGCTCTTTAATTGTATTGATACTATCATAATCGTCAGCAGGGCCATTTATAATTAGTGGACCTCTGCTACGGATAGCTTCAAATTTTGAATTCACAAATTTATTTTTATCATTTAAAATTGCTATTACTTGCTCAAAATTCATTTCAACAATTTTAGACTCAGCAATCGCTTCTCTAATAACAATATCTTTACCTGAACCTGGTCCACCAGTTACAAATATTGCTTTATATCTACCACGATTAACATCTTCATGTAAACCCATACCTTTTCTTGTGTCATGCATTATTTCTCTAGCATGTTCATCTGAAACATGGGATGGAATACCTTGTCTAAAAGATGAGAAATCATTATTCTTAGCATGTTGACGCATTTTTGTGCCAGACATTCCCTCAGCACCTTCAGAGTCTGGATCACGGTGACCTGCTGATCTAACTTCTATTTTTTTAAAGTTAAACGATTTACCTGGTCCATTATATTTGTGTAAAATATCATGAAATTCTTTAACACGATCTGAACCTGCGACCATAATTAAATGATCATGGCCAGCAGCGTGTAATTTTTTAGCTTGATCTATGAAAGATGGTGTTTCTTTTGAGGATGATATAACATTTGTACCTGGAGAATAACGCCTTACATGCTTTACTTTTTGTTCACCTGATAACGGATTCTTTTTCGAATCTTGTGTATGAGATACAATAACAACATGTTTTGCCTTATTTTTATGCGCTAGTTCTTTTACTTTGTCAATTACTTTTAAGTGACCTGTCGTAGGAGGATTCATTCTACCAAAAGCCATCACCACAGGTTTATGTGTGGTTTCTTCTTCCTTAATTATTTCTAAAAAAGATTTCATTTAGTCTCCGTGTGCTTGGCCAGAACCTTTTATTGAACTCATAGGATCACTCTGTGAGTTAAATTTAATTCTATGTGATGCAAATTTTTTACCGTTGTGGTGAAAACTCACACCAGTGCCAGTATGATGAACTGTTATATTATGTGGTTCGTTAAATATTTTATGCCAATGTTTGTCTGGTTCTACAGAATGATGTTCAAAGTTACCGCGCTTTGTACTTGTTGTATGTCTAATATGCTCATGTCCAGCATCCTGTAATGGTGTTGGATTTGATTGTAAAACATGAGTTTTGATATGATGTACTAATTCATGTGGTTTCATAGCACTCAATTTTTTATGCAGGTTTGTTGAAATATCATTCAATGTTTTAGCATTTTTCTTTTTAACATCTGCCGAAAATTTTGGATCAGATGCCATCTTTTCTCGTCTTGCTTTTGGGCCCATTCCTTCTAGATCTGGATGATGTTTTTTTAATTCTTCTCTGTGTTTATTTAAAATTTCACTACCACCATGTGTTGATTCTATTCCAGGATTAGAAGCAGGAACATGTTTGGTCGAACTATCTGAAACTTTTAAACTTACACCATGATATTTTGTTTTATTTCCTTTTTTACTGTGAACAATAATATCAGATGCATCTTCTTTTTGTGACGCTTTGATGCCAGTTGATCTCTCTATATCACCCGGTTTAGAAGTCCAATGAACGTGTGTTACTTTGTGTCCCTGTGATTCGATTCGTTTTTTAATATCATCTGCTGCACTTTTAGCTCTTTCATGTATTTTTTTATATTCATCCGGATGAATTGTGTCTTTTAATTTATTGTGGGCTTGTTCTGGAGTATCACCATCTTTGTCAACATGGTGCTGCATATGTTTTCCACCATTCAAATGATAACCAACCAATAGTTCATGAAGTTTACCCTTAGTGTCGGAAGATGCTTTTTTAGGTGCATCCGGATCATCTGGTTTTTTGCTTTTTGCTTCAGTTAATAAACCTGCTCTTTGTGCGTAGATTATTGCTTGTATTGACATCATTTTCTTACCTTTAATAAATTTGCCCTTGCGAATTCTGCTCGATTAACTAATTTAGTTGGTTGACCTGCATGATTAACAACAAATCCCTCCGGACCTGTTTTCTTACCATCTATATGGTGCTCAAGACCACCCTCATGTTGTTGAAGTGTATGCACCAATACATTTTTAGCTTGCTGTAAATGGTGATGCATATTCAATATATTATCATAATGTTCTTTATTACTATCTATATGATTTGTATGTGAGTCTGATTCCGATTGCTTTCTTGATTGTGCGGCTGGAGTCTTTAATTTTGAAATTTCTTTTTTATATTTATCAGCAATATGTTTCTTCAAACCTTGTGATGATGGTTTTTCACCAGTTCTAACTGTTTGATTTATATAAGTTTCTAAATGATTACCGTCACCTTGGTGCGGCTTCGTTGCAGCATACATTTTTTTACCATGTTCATCATGAATTTTTTTTGCAGCATCCATATGCTTATGGAACTCTTGTTGATCGTGTTCCGAGTAATGAACTTGTCTTGTATCATGGTTTGGTGATTTTTGCCAAACGTCAGGATGTTGTTTAAAATTGTGTAAATCTGGATGTGAGTCTGCTTTCATCGACGCAATATCATTTCCATGATACTGTGTGTGAGTAACTATTCCGACTTTTGATCTTTTGACTTTATCAGCATCCTCACCCTTTGCTGTATATGTAATTGTATTTGGAGTGAAGGAAACTTTATCATTCTTTTTATGTTTTAAATCATCATGTGAATGCATCAGATCGCCCTGATACACACCAGTCTTAGGTGCAACTTTTTTAAGATGATTTAATGCAGCATGAAGTTTGTCCATTAAACCTGGCGCGTGGCCATGATTTTTTGCAATATCTTCGTGCGTATAATTTATTTTTGGATTTTTATTAAAGGCAGACTTCGATGCTACGAAGAATTTACCTGTCTCTGGATGATGACCAAATACAACAGCAGGTGAGCCATCATATTTCATTGTAAGCGCGGAGCTATTTCCACCAGATTTAATATGTTCATGTGCTTGTGTTAAAGCACCATGAGTATGCGTGAAACCTTCCGAACCATGTAATAATGGTCGATCTTCAGCGTGAGCAATATGCTTTAGTTTACCGTCGTCTTCTTCTTTTAAGAAGTGTAAAAATGATATCATTAATTTCCTTTGCAAAACACTTTGATTGCTTATTCATTATTTATATCACTTCTATTTTTTATACGTTTAATCGTGCATGTATTGTCCATTAAGAGCCATAACACATCCAACATTCAACATATCATATTCTAATAATT